TAATATCACCTAATACATCTAAAACATTGTTAGATAAGAAGTTATAAAGACTACTGAATACATTTCCAATGGTTGATCCTAAGCCACTGAATATGCTTGATGCGGTTGTTCCAAGATTTCCAAATACACTTGCACTTGCAGAAGCAAATGAACTTATATCTGTACGTGCCTTGCCATTACCACCAAATATACTGGCTACTACACCACCTAAGGTTGTAATGTTTTGTCCACCTGGATTGGTAAATCCTAATAGATAACCTATGGCTGAAGTAAATGTGTCTTTAATAATAGCATTGGTATCAATACCAAACAGTCTTGTAACCTCAGTCATTAACTTCCATTTTTCTCCACTGATACCTAACATGCTTTGTAGTTTACTTTCTAACATGCCGTATAGTGTTGAATAACTTGATACTGTGGTATTCACATAATCATCACGAATACGTTTTAAAATTGCGGATTCATCTTCTTTGCTCTTGATCAAACCTGATGATGCGGCATCGTTAAACTCTTGCATCTTACGCAGATATTCTTGTTCAGCCGTTGCGTTTTGATCACGGCTTTGTTTGGCCATGTCATCCCAAGTCTTACCATATTGAGCACGAGCACCTGTAATGGCTTGATTCTTTTGTTCTTCACTGGTAATAATACCTATGCGATATGCATTTTCGATTTCTGCCACTTTATTGGCATAGTTTTGCACATCGGTCATCATGTTCTCTTGACCTTTCTTGGCCAATGCAACATATTCTTCGTTATACTTTTTAGCAATGGCTGTGCGTGTTGCTGTGACATCTAGGTCTTTGCTAATACGTTTATTAGCAATGTCATCTTCTAACTGACTAACTTCTGCAAGATACTTTTGAGTGTTGGTCATGTTGGCAAGATTTGTTGATTCGATCAACTTCTTGTAACGTTCACTGTAGTTGGCACGTAGAGCATCTAGATAGGCTGCTGTTTTTTCTTCTTCTGCGGTTGTATAGTTTAAACGATCACTGGTATACTGTTTTACCTTTTCATCAAACTGTTGTTGATCACTTAGGGCTTTGTCTTGATTGCTCTTAATAAAACTAATGTAATCTTTATAACGGCCTTCTAGTTCTGCTGTAGTTTTTAAAACTAAATCTCTTTGAGCCAAGGCAGCAATGCCACGTTGACGCATGTTGTCAAGTTCTTCTGTTGTATAGATCTTATTGACCTTACGACCGTCGTCAACAGTCTTTTGTAGTACCTTATCAATGTCAATCATATTCTTACGATCTTCACTGAACATGCCACCGTATTGTATCTGTAGTTTGATTTCGTCTAGATACTTAGAAAATGCTGTTTCATTTACTTTAGCCAGTACTCCACTCTCTTGCAAGAGTTTATTCATCTCAGGAGTTACACCATTAACCTTCTTGGCAGCATCGGCAAGATCTTCTGTGGTCTCACCTAGTTTAACAACTGGCTTTTCTGCGGCTTTGGTTTCTTTAGTAAACTCATAAACAGTACCTGCGGCAATACCTAATAGACTAATAACTCGACCTATTGGTGTTTTGGCTAAGAATGTCATAGCCGTACCTAATGCTGTTATAGCACCAGTTGCAACACCTGCTGCTGCTGCAAGCCCTCCGAAAGCAAAAGTTACTACTTGAATAAGAGCACCAATGGCCAATGCGGTGGCCAATGCACCTAGAGCAATAGTTACCGGAACAATGTTACGTTCTAAAAATCCAAAAGCATCTATTAATAAACTACTGGCTTCACTGGTATTAAGGAAATCACGAACAGTGGATTGAAGTTCATTTTTTAAACTGAGAAATGCTTGACCAACAGTCTTAGGCATCTTATCAAATTCTTCATTCAATCCACCTAGACCGTCTTGTAATGCCTGTGCAACAATCTTAGTTGACAACATACCATCACTGGCTAACTTGCGTAGTTCTGCTGTGGTCAGTCCTGTTGTGGTTTTTAGAACATCCATAAACTTGGCATTGTTCTCCATCATACTACGTAGTTCATCGCCTTGTAAACGACCTGAACCCATGGCCTGTCCGAACTGGTAAGTGGCTGCGGCAGCAGCCTGTGTACCAGCACCTGATATTACCAATGACTTGTTAAAGGCTTCAATAATAGTAATAAGATCGGAGTGCTGTAATCCTGCATCTTTTGTGCCAATGGCTAACTTTGAATACAGATCAATAGTTGGTGCAATACCTTGACGAGTCTCATTGGCAAGAGTATTCAGTTCTCGATATTTGTTAGCAAGGTCAGCACTACTGGTTGTGACCAATCGTAACTTGTTATCTAAAGTTTCGATAGTGTTAACGTAGTTGAAAATCTCTCGTCCACCTAATGCTAAACCTACAGCATTAACCGCGCTTTCTAAACTACTGAATCCCCTGGTAAGTCCACTAACACTATTGTTTAGTTGACCTACACCACCTGATATCTGTGCGAGAACTGGGGAGGTCTTATCAACCGCCTCAATCGTAATTTGAATATTTTCAGCCACGTGTTAACTTCCTTGACATAGTCTTTTGTTGAGCCTCGTTGCGTTCTTTTTCATATCTGTAATATGCCGCCCACATGCGAAACTCAAGTGTTGAAATATCTAAAATCTCTTCCAGGGACTTACCTAATTCTTTGGCCAAAAACATCATGAACCAAAGGTCGGAGTCCCCTTTTAGTTTTTTTCTATTTCTTCCACAGCAGGCAAGTCACCACCGGACAATGCTCTACTTAATTTTAATACCACTGAGGGATCGGCATCATTCATAAGAGCATCTTTATCGTATTGAGTAAACAACTGCTTACCATCTTTGTCTAATGACTTGCTGATAACAGTTTGTACTAGTGCTTCTACACTTTTACCTGCCTGTGCCAGTTCTACGATTTTGCTTTCTGTGCGTAATGTATTGACATCTCTATAATAGACATCTAGATCCCACTCTTCTATCTTTATCATTTTCAAATCTGCTGCTAACTTTGATTGAAAATGCCCTTGTGCTTTTTGAATTGCTGAAAGTTTTACTTGACTCATTTTTTCACCTTATTGGAAATTGTTGTTACTGCGGCTCTAATCCCTTGATTAACAAAGCCATTGGGTGCTTGACGAGAATAGCCCTTCTCGAGTCTTCCAATGTAAGGAACATCGTTCTTTACCACTGTTTGACTACGTTGTTGCCATCCTCGTCTTGCACGACCAGTATCTATTGGAGTTCTACTGGCCACTTCTTTTTGAATTTCAGGCATAAGATCGGTTTTGATAGTCCTTATGGCTGCTTGCACAGACTGTAATGACATGTCGCCGACGATCTTAATATTGAAGTTCATATTACGATTAGTTGAACTGACTTAATGCACCTGTTCCACTGAATGAAACACTTGCTGTTACTAAACCATCATAACTGGCTGTTACCGCATATTCAGTCACGATGATTGTGCCACTAAACTTAGTTGCTACAACGGATGCATCTGGATACCACTCAGCAGTGATAACTGTGTCAGTGTTAGGATTCAATGATGTCTGAACTTCTGCGGCTTCTGCGTCATCAAAAATGATGTCCATGCTGCCACTCCAAGATTGTAAACCTTTCTTGTGTGTACGGAATGAATCACCCATTGATGTATCTTCTACTGTGTCACGGCTGTGACTAATGTTCCATGAACGAACTTGTGCGATTGCGGTTAGTGTACCTGTACCGTCCAGCACTTTAACTGATCCATTACTACCTTCATATGATGCCATAATTATTCTCCTTGTTGATTAATTGGCGGGTTGGTTGGAAGAACCTCTTCCTGAACAACTTGCTCTTCTTGAACACTCTGTTCAATAACCTCAGCAACGGCAGTTATTTTTACCTTGCTGGGCTTTTTTGGACTGGCGTTAGACACTTCAGTCCAACCCTGCTCCAAAAACCTGTTTAGATAACGTGGCTTGATTGTTTCTACCACACCATCTTTTGTAATTTGTATTGTCATTAATTAGTTCCTTTGTTATAAACATATCTTACTTCTACAATCATAATAACTTCAGCCAGAGGAGGTAATCTTTCTGGTACTGTGATTGCTGTGACTCGAGTAAGCATATTTTTACTATTAGTACCTCTTGTTCTATCTAAATCGAGAGTTTCTTCTATTCTTTCAATAATGTCATTCTTAAGTTGATCAAGAGCAACACCACCTCCACGAACAAAGGCTCTAATGGTATATTGTATTGTGCCCTGTCTTTGAATACCCATGGTTATGTCTTGACGGGTTTCATTACCAGTGCTGATTAGTATGGCAGGGAATTGGGTTATGGCCAGTTTTTCTACATCAAAAGGATCACGTGTCACAAGCACAGGCTTGGGATCCGTCATGTCTTTCAACACAGAAACTATGTTGACGGCAAAGTCTTCACGTAAACTCATGGCTTACCTCTTTAGACGACCGAAATAACTTGGAACCTTTTCTGAAGCCGCAACACTATTGTCGTTGTTAATGTCGTACTCAACTCCATCACGGATTACAAGATCTATTTCTTCTGCGAACATTTTCTTGTAATAATCATACTTAATTTGGAATACATCCAAGTTAGGTTCGAACTTTGATAGGCGTGGGAAAATATAATATCCCAAGGCGTGGTAGACTGTTGCTCTTGTTAGTTGACTATCTGTTAGTAGTGTGGAGTCCATTTCAGCATAACGGTAGTTCATAACAGTAATGTCATAACGTCCTACCTGTGACGTGGGCCACCAGTGAATGCGGAGGTATCTTTCAACGTCTGCTTGTGCCTTGGTAAGGGCATCATCAAAGTTGGATAATCCGTAGTTGAGGATATCAGGTTCATATGCCTGAATATCAGAAATCGTTGCAAAAGCCATGTGGGCCTCCTTAAGTCCTACCAAAGGGTAAATTGTATGTGATGAGTCCTTCTCTTCACTTACGTATTTATGCAGAACAAAAAAAAGGACCTATATATTTCTATACAGGCCCTACTGAGGATTTCATATATTGGAGATTTGTAGAACTATGCCTTTCTACACTTTTATTTATCAAGAGATAAAAAAAGAGGGGCATAATACCCCTCTTTCAATCACATAGGATGTGATTCACTCCCGGCTTATTGATTACTCAATAGTAGAATCGAACTGTGCATAAACGCCTGCGTTATTGTACAGAATACCTTGGCCGTAGATTGCTGAACCAACAATGTCAAAGGCACGTGCGGCTGCTTGACGTTGTGTTTCGATCTTAACATCTTGCATCATTGCTAGACCAAATGCATCTTTGTGGAATACAACACAGTTGTAATCACCGGCAGCACCGGCAGCCACATTAACAAGGCTAGACTGATACACAGGAACGCCACCAAGCATACCCATGAAGCCGTTTTCCAATGCTGAGTTACCAATAGCACTGGCTGGGGCTGCAAAAGTACTTGTTAAAGTGCTGGCAACATCATAAGCAATGTTAGGATGCAATACGATTGCACAGTCGTTGCTTGTGTCGTAACCTTGGGCACGTAGTTTAGCAATGGCTTGGAAAATCAATGCTGGAGTTGCTGTTACGGCAGCACCGCCAACACCTGCGTTCAATGAACCAACATTGCTTAACAAGTCTGTGTCCATCTTACGAGCAATGGCTTCACCGAATAAACGGCCTAGGTCAGCAACAACGTTGCTTGCTGATGCCATCATGGCTAAGTCACTTACAGTTGCGTATAGACCAACTTCAGCAACAGTTAAGATTGCGCCACTTGTAGATACAGCAACTTGGTTGCTGGCTACGGCTTCTGTTAACGATGTTGCTGTTTGACGAGGATAAATTGGCACAGTCACGGTTTTGCCGTTGCCTGGACTCAATGTATAGTTACGAACTAATCCACGCATGATGGATTTTTCTGAAGCAACAAAAAGTGCTTCTGCGGTAATGGCCGGTAAAAGGTCATTTAGGGTGGTTGTATTTGTAGTCATTTAAGACTCCTTTAAGGTTAGGTTAATTTAAATTGTTTGCTTT